GAAAAGAATGCGCTTAAGGGAATGACCCCCGACGGTTCCCCGATGAATGAGGAACAGCGCAAGGCGAATAAGGCGAAGGTCGACGCCAAGAATGTCGAGTCCATTAAGCAGGATAAGGCTGAGCACGGCGGACGTTCGCTTACCGAGCGGCGCGTTGAAGGTGATCCGCAGCAGTCCATGGATGACGCCCAGACACGGAACAAGGCGGCCCAGGACCTCACGCCGAAGCAGCGCGAGGAATCCGGCATGACCGGCAATGACGTCTTTGACCCAGGCGACAGTGACGGGGACAAGAAGGCCGTCTCCCCCGACGACGGGAACATGCTTGAAGGCGCCCCAAAGGACCCTGCTGACGTTGACCATTTCAAGGACACCAAGGCGGCATGGAAGCATCTCACGGACGTGTTCGGGGAAAAGGTTTCTGCATTGCAGGCGGAACTTGAGAATCGTCTTGGTGACCAACTTACTCCTACTGAACGCGAGACGGGTAATCCGTTCGCTGGGGACGATGTTCCGAAGTCTAAGGAGATGACGCTTGACGATGTGAAACAGGCGGCGGAGAGCACGAAGGATGACGCCAAGGCGGTCCTCAAGGGTGTTGGCGACGTTGGCGGTGCCGCCCTTGATCTCGGGGGAGCGGCCGCTAAGGATGCCGGGAATGCTATAGTTGACGGTATGGGGATTGACAGGAAAGCCGCGGCGAGTACTGGAAAGACTCTCGCAGGACTTTCGGGATTGTTTTCTAGTAGCGATTCCGGGAATGACAAGGTTCCCGATTCCAATTGGAAACCTAAGTCGATTAGCGAACTATTTAAGGGGAATTGATTATGCCACAGTTGCGTGACGACACTTCAAACATTGATATTCTTAACGCTATTCGTAGCGATGCGCGATACGATTATCAGAACATGGTTCCTGAGGCCACTAAGGCGAACATTCAGGAAACTATTGCGGGAATCATGTCTGACAACATTACTCGCAACGAATTCATGTCATCGCTGGTTAACCGTATCGGTTCTACCATTGTGCGTGACATTTCGTGGAAGAACCCCCTTGCGGTCTTCAAGCAGGGCATGATGAACTTTGGTGACACTATCGAGGAAGTTCACCTTGACTTTATCAAGCCCACCATTTATGAGGAGCAGCGCGACTACCTTGAGCGTGACGTGTTTGGACAGGCCCCGCCGCCGTCCAAGAGCGCGTTCCACACGATTAACCGCAAGGAGAAGTTCAAGATCACGGTTAACCGCGACGTGCTTCGTCGGGCTTTCCTTTCGGATAACGGTCTTTCTGAGATGATTTCTCAGATTATGGCCGTGGCCGCTTCGTCTGACCAGTGGTCTGAGTTCCTTAGCATGACTAAGTTGTTCAAGACCTTTGATGATAAGTTCGGATTCTATCGGATGCAGATTTCTGATATGAATTCGTTTGAGCCAGATAAGGCCAAGGTCGACGCTGCGCTTAAGGCGCTCAGGGTTGCTGCGAATAAGATGCAGTACCCGACTCCTGCATTTAACAGTGCCGCTGTGCACTCGTTTGCACGCCCTGAGGACCTGGTGCTTATTGCGACGCCTGAGTTTAAGGCGAACGTTGACGTGACGTCTCTGTCCGCCGCGTTTAACCGCAGTGATGCTGAGGCGCCGTCTCACATCATCACGGTTCCGGGTGAGGCGCTGGGGATGGCTGATACGTCGGCTATTCTGACCAGTAAGCAGTTCTTCGTGATTAAGGATATTCTCCTTGAGAACCGGAGTATCTCTAACCCTGAGGGTCTGTATGATAATTTCTGGCTGCATCACTGGTCGGTTATGAGTGCTTCGCCGTTTACTCCTGCTATTGCGTTCGGTACTAAGCCGAATACGGTTGTGGTGACACCTAAGGCTGAGACGAATGCGGAGATTAATGCCCTGATTGTCACTAAGCCGGACGGTACTCAGTCGACGATTATGCCGCCCGCGGCGGTGCGTCAGGCTAGCATCCAGTGGAAGACGGCGCCCGCGAATAAGGGCTATGCTACTGACTGGTATCTCAAGAACGCCAAGTCTAAGGGAACGAAGATTTCTAACGATGGTGTTCTTACCATCGGACCGGACGAGCCTGAGGCTTTCCTTACGCTTGGTGTGAATGTTGACACTAAGGGCGCGGATGGCAATAAGCCGCTGAATAAGGAGATTAGTATTCAGGTTAAGAAGTAACATCT